ATCGTTTTACATCGTGAGCACAACCATCACCAGTATAGTCATCACTATCATAATATCCTCCCTTAGTTCCAAAGAAGATTGTTAATCCTACGAATGGTAGTGCTGCTAGTATCAGGAATGTTTCTAATATCATAATCGGGGTATCTTATTTAGACCTGCTTTGATTAAATCGTTTTCTACAATTATCTTAGTTTTCTCTGCGATATCATCCAGTATATTAACATCAAGACCTGCGAATGGTGGAATGATTCCGAGAATACGTAGAAGGCCATCAACAAATAATGCTAGACATGTAAACCCAAGTATCATACTTATAATGGTTGCGTCTCTGTTATGTTTCCTCATTGATGCTTCATCTATTGCCCTTGCCTCGGCAACAGCAGCAGCGATCATTAAATCAACTTCCTCTTTTGTGTAACATAGACTTTTAATTTTCTCGTCTGTCATTGTCCTCCCTATGAATGATATTCATCGAGTACCTCCAATACATTTATTAGGACTCGTTTGGCCGCATTACGTTGCTCCCAGTTCCATTCAGGATACCAACTCTTATTATGTACTCCATCAATCATCTTATTGACTCTAGAGGTCATGTGGACTTTATCTATACGGCCATTCATAATGTATGTTAGCATGTACCTCTATTTAATGTCAAGACAAAAAAAGGAGGGTCTTACGACCCTCCTTAGTGTTTAAACTGTAACCTAGTAGGATTACATGAGGTTCGCAACGCGGACCCTTCTGTAATACTGGTTCTTGTTGTGGGTCAATGCTTCTGCATCTGGTGTTCCTGTTCCTGTTCCGTCCTGAGTAACGAATGGGTTTGCGACCATGCCGTAGCGAGTCTTAAATCCAATCTTAGGTTGGAATGTGGATGGATCCACAGATCTTAACATTTGGAGGGGAACATATGGGCAATAGAATAATCCTGCGTCATATGGTGAACTTCCCTTATAACCTGCAACGTAGTAGTGTGTGTTAGAAACGTTTGCTGAATAAGGATCAACGTATACCTTAATGCGTCCGTTCATGGTTCCTACTAAGAGGTTACCTGTGTCATCAACTTCACCGATGGATGGGCCACCAGATCCTTGAAGACCTGAAGAGTAGTCTAGTGTACCAGACATAGCAAGAGCAGAAGCGACATCAGCAGATGTGATGATGAAGTTGCCCTTTCCTCTACGTGTCTGCTGTGCAATTGCGTTAGCATCACGCTCGATCTGGAACATAAGTCCCTTGAATTTTTCAACTGACCATCTTCCGTTTGAGTCAACGTCTAGGTCGAATACACCTGCGTTGGCAACGTTGTTAGCAGCACCAGACTTAGCGACTGTATATACTGTACGAACAACTTCACGGTTGATTTCTGCAAGGATCTCACTAGACAATAGGTTAGCGAGTTCTTGCTCTGCATCAAGACCGTGAATTGCCTTCAAGTCTTGAGCAAGTTCTAGTGTGTACTCTGCTTTTAAAGCACGAGTTTTGGCTGTCACCGAGGTCTTCTCGATGCTGAAGCTCATTTCGTTGAATAAGGTTGAACCTGATCCAAGAGTTTCAGCAACGTTTCTTGCTACTCCAGTTTCGCCACGCTCATAGTTTCCAGCAGTTGTACCACCACCAGAGGTGTCGTTAAGAAGTGCAGGGTTAGCATCGGTTGCACCGTTGTCTCCACGAGGATGTGTGTCATCACCACCAGCAGCATTAGTCTGGTTGTAAGCACCAGGACCAGCTGAGCTTGCAGAGAAGCTTGAATCTGGTTCGTGGAATAGAGCTTCTGGGCCTGCACGAAGTGCTGAACCTTGCTCTTGATAATGAGCCTTCATTGCGAAGATAAGTCCTGTAGGACCACTCATTGGTTGAACTCCACATATGTCGTATGCTACCAAGTTAGGCATAGCACGACGTATGAGACTGATCATTACTGGGTCGAAACCAGCTAGACCGCCTGTTTGTGTTGTAAGTCCACTACCTGAAAGTGCGTTAGTACCAATAGCACCAGCTGTGTTGCTGGCCTCATTGATCATACCACGTTCTTCACGTAATGACTTTTCTGTATTTTCTAACAGAACAGCAGTAACTGCTTTCTTATAATTGTCCTTGATGGCACCAGTGCCTTCATGACTAAGAACAGGATCCCACTTTTCTGTTAAAGCTTGTGCATTGAACATTGCTTTAAAAAGTTAGTGTAAAACGAATAATTTATTTCCAGCGATTTAGTGCTTGAAGATATGTTGCCATTGCTGGTGTAACATCTTCAGGACTTTCTACTGGGGTCTCATCTGCAACCTCGTTTTGGGTTACGGTTGACTCCTTAAAGTAGCTCTCCTTGATAGTATTAACTTTCTTGGTGAACTCCTCTTCGGTTGTGAACTCGATTCCCTCTGCGAGAGCAGCGAGTTTTTCCTTCTGAGTATCTGCTAGTCCTTCTGAAACATTGTTCAAAACAACTACTCTTGCAGATTCATCTAGGCGATTTTGTAATTTCACATTAGCTTTGACCTGTTCGTCAAGGCGTGTTTCCATCTCACGAATTTGATCGGCCATACCTTCTACCACATCAACTTTGTCGTCTGGGATAGAGATATAGTGCTCCTCAAAGAGATTCTTCAGACCTGCAATGAAGTCTTCTGTAATCTCAGTCTTTATACCTTGGTCAATGGCGATTTTATTCTCTTCCTTCCATTGTCCAATGGCGTAATTCACTGTGCCGTTGACTTCTTCAGAAAGTTCTTTCTTAATCTCTTCAACTTTCTTTTCTGTCTCTTCAGCAAAGTGTTTTACAAGCTTGTCGTACTCTTCTTTGAGTTTTGCTTTTACTGCTGCCTCGAAAATTGTTTTTGCTTTCTCGGCAAACTCTTCAGAGAGTTCTGTTCCCTCTAGTAGGGCTTTGATGTCATCGGAAACGTCGAGTTCAAAACCAGCATGGATTGGATAAGTTACCTTACCACCATCACCAGTTCCGTATGCTACCTGAGTACCAACCGTAGGTGTTGTACCTTGGTCACCAGCATCATTGATGTTACTTGTCTGAGCAGTACCATCACTTTGTGCTGCTTTAGCACCAACAGGAGCTGCTGCTTTAGCACCAGGATTTTCTTCACCGTCCTCGTCATGTTCGTTTGGAGTTGTGGAACTACCACCTAAATCAGTAACTGACTGTGCTCCAGGAACAGCAGCAGGTTCAACTTTAGGTTGAGGATCCTTTCCGCTTGCACTTGATGTTTGAACATCAGATGTTTGTGATGGATCAGATCCAGTTCCAGGAATTACTTCAGCAGAAACTGATGGCATAGGATCTTGTCCAGCTTCTTTTAGGACATCCTTATGCTCAGTCGCCAACTCCTCAAACTTTTCGTTTAATGTATCAGACATTTGTTAAATTCCTCGAATTTTCCGTATATAATCTAAGTTTATTTATTAAATCAGAGTTTTGAAAGGAAGTCATTGAAAACTTTCAGTGTCTTCTCTTCCAATTCTTGACGCGATGAAGCGTCAATGATTCCTTTATATTTAGCAACTTCGGTTTCTTTTAGGATTCCGTTGTCCCAAACCCACTCTTTACCTTCCATGATGCCATTAACAAATGCATCAGGTGCGGATGGATCAGCAACGATATCAGCAGCAGTTGTTAACATAAAATCATCTTGAACTACAGAGCAATCCTCTCTTTTATCAATACTTCCCATTCCTCTAGAAGAAACTCCTAACTGTACACCTTCACTTAAAAGTGACTTAGCGATGTTACCCATAGGTGTATCAAGAATTTGGGCCTTGCCCATAAAGTTAGTTCCTTCGACGCGGAGTTCAGTAATCCTGTGAGAGACTCGATCAAGATTAACAGTAGGTCCATCGGGATGTCCCAATTCACCTAATGCTCTCTTAGTTTTAACGTATTCCTCGTTGTATCTTTGTACTTCTCTATTAAGAGTTTCAAAGGGATACATACGACCATTACGATTCTTTAGTTCAGACTGTAAAAAGACTCCTTCAATATAAAGAAGTTTCTTTCCATTCTTTCCTTCTTCTTCAAGAACTTGAATGTTCTCGATTGTCTCCGTTATCAGTTTCATTAGATTCAGGCTCTACAGTAGGTTCTTCAGGTGGTTCGTTAAATAACGATTTAGCAACACCCAACTTATCATCACCAATAGCATCAGATGCCTTGGCATACAAGATATCATTTATATCATCAATAGCAGAAGCTCTATCGTTATCCTTAATTTTGGATATGATATCAACCACTCCTGGTATCGTTAACTCATTATCAATTTCAGTTTCTTGTGTCATAACAATATGATATTATATTTTATTTAGTATTATTTGTTGCCTTGGACGCGGACGCAGGTTTAAGTTTAGCCGTTTCTTTAGATGCCTCTAAATCTCTGGCAGCATCATCTTCTGCTTTTTGTGCTTCAATCTCTGGAGCAAATGCATCATTCTGACGATCCAAAGTATCAAATTCAGTGACATTAATAGGATCCATTACTAGACCTCTATCAATCTCACTTTGGATCTGTTTATCCATTTCTTTAAACTCATCGTCACGTTGTAGAAGAACTTGTCTACGTACATGTTCGATAGAGTAGTACTTACCAACAAACGGATCCATCTGTGTTACAGTGGCCATACGTTGGTTGAGCATTTCTATTTCTTTTAGTTCATTGAAATGATTATCAAATAAGAAGTCATACTGAATATGCTCCTTCATATCTTCCCAGTCGTCTGGGGAGATAACTCCTTTAAGTATAAGTTGCGTCTTGAGAACGTCGTGAAAAAATTCTCCAAATCTTTTACGTAGTCTCCCAATGAACTTGGCGAACTTAAGTTCGTCACGGAGGACTTCAGTGGTTTTACCGAGGTTGAATCCTTTG